AAAATAAAATATTTGTATTTAGAATAGTAGAAGAAGAAATATATTACATGGGTATATTTTATAATAAAAATGGAATATACAATTTATACGATAATAGTGAAGAACATATAAAAGAAGTTTGTAATTTATCAAATAAAATTAAATTTTTTAAAAGATTAAAACTAGAAAAAAGTTATATTCAACTCTATAATGATTTTATAAAAGAAATAAAAGAAAAAGAAATAAAAATAAATACAGAGACAGGTATCATAAAACATAATATAAAAGACTTGTTGAAAAATAATAGTATTAATTTAAATAAAAAAATTGTGTACAAAAATAAAAAATATAAATATAATTCTATAAAGTTATACACAATGATTATTGAAAATAAAGAGTTAATATATAACAATAAATTTGAAAAGATAAAATATGATATTGTCTCTATTTTAATCTGCAAAGAGCTGTGTAAATTTTTAAATGGTTACAATAATGAAATGTGTGATTATACTATTTACGATGAAGATAACTTAATAAATTATAAAATTGTAAATAAGTTTAATTTTGAATATAATATTAAAGAGAGAGAATTAAAACCACCACTATTACCATTTAGGATATAGATGTCTGAAGAAGAAAAATATAATAAAATATTAAACTTAATGCTTGAAATAGGTGAGTTTTATAAAGAAGATGACTGGATGTTTGTTAAAAAATATGCTATAAGATATTCACATCCAGATGATAAAAAAATATTATCTACTAGACATAGCTATACAAAAAAGCATAAGCTAAATGATATAGAAAAAAGATTAATAGAAGACTATTATAAATCAACTAATATAAAACTTGAACTTAAAGAAAAAGACAAACACTACGAAAGTGATTTAAATGACAGATAAATGGATACCAGAAATTTATTATGAAGAAAACGCTGAAGGTGTAACAAGAGGATTACCCTTTGTTAAAGTGCCTGAAGATAAATCAATGCCTTCAGCAATGTTTTTATGTGAAATAAAAGATATAAAGGAAGAAGAAGTTGATCAAGAAGTAGATTTAACTTTGCATATGTATGCTAATATGACAGTCTTAAAAGAACGCTTAGATCTTGAAACATACAACAAAGTAAGAGAAATAGGGCTAGGACTTGAAGATTTAAATACAGCAAAATCAAAAGGCCAGCAAGTCACAGAAAACGTTAATAATAATTTAACATAACTTTTAAATATTTATAATCTTTTACAAGAAAAAGGAAATATAATATGTATGAAGTTGGTCAAATTCTATATACGATATTAGAGAAAAAACACAAGGTTCTGCCTTTAAAAGTTGTAGAGCAAGTAGTGACTAAAACACTTGAAGGTGAGAATATAAAATACACCCTTCAGTTGCCTAATAATAAAAAGACTCAAGTCAGTATTGATAAGCTTAGTAATATATTTGTAAAAATAGAAGACGTTAAAGCAAAGCTTACAGAAAATGCTAATAATGCAATAGAAGACATGATAAATAGTTCTAATGATTTACAAGATAAATTTTTCTCAAATAAAAATGCAGTAGAAAAACTTAATATTGCATTAGATTCTATTGAGTCAATTAACAAAGAGTCTATTGAAGATCATTTTAAAGTTGACTTAGGCAATGGACAAGTTGGCAAAATAAAAGTAAATGACATTAACTTAAACTTGGATCAAAAAAAAACATGAAAACTTTACTTCTTGACGGATATAATTTATTCTATAGAGCAAGATATAGTGGTATGAATAAAGGCGACTATTCTACTATATTTAATTTCTTTAGAAGTCTTAGACCTTTAATAGAAAAGATGAATCCTAACAAAGCATTTTTAGTTCTAGAAGGTATGCCTAAGAAAAGATTAGAACTAGCGCCTGATTATAAAGGACAAAGAAAATATAATAATGATGACAACTTTATCTCTCAAAGAAAAGAAATCGTTAGAATATTAAAAGAATTCTTTCCTATCACTATCGCAAGACATGAAGACTATGAATGTGATGACGTTATAGGATATCTTGCAAATAAGTATAGTAATCAAGGTGAAGTAACAATAGTTTCTTCTGATACTGATTTTATTCAATGTATAAGTGAAAATATAAAGCTATATAATCCAGTTAGAAAAATGTTTTTAGATAAGACTGAATATGATTATGTTTTATGGAAAGCACTAAAAGGCGATGCATCTGATAATATTGAAGGATTTGCAGGTGTTGGCGATAAAAAAGCAAAGAAGATGTGCAATGATTCAAGTCTTTTGCAAAACTTTCTTTTAAAAGAAGGACATCAAGAAAAGTTAGATCATAATATTCAAATGATTAGATTACATAACTTAGATAATGATGTAGATGGAATAAATTACTTTGATACAATAACTTCTAGCAACTGGGAAGGATTAAAAAAAGTATTTAGTAATTATGAATTTAATTCTATTATATCTAAAGAAAAGTCATGGAATAAGTATACAGACACGTTTAACAAACTATGGGAGGATTTAAATGTCAATTGAAAGAGTATTAGAACAAAATATATTAAACAGACTTAGAAATACAAATATTATATCAGAACAAGAAGTAGCAATTCAAGTTGGTGATCTATTTTATGCTAAGAACGTTATTTCTAATGAAAAAAGAATTATTAGCGTAAACTTAGATGCTAATACACAAATAAATGAAACAAGAAGTGAAAAACAACTGCTGAAAGGTTAGTATGTCAGATACAATTTACTTTAATAGTTTAGCGCAAGGTCTTTTAAAAAGTGGCGTTAAAAAACTTTGTGATGCTGTCTCTATTACAATGGGACCAAAAGGAAAATTAGTTCTTATTGAAAAGCATAATGAACCTCCACATTTAACTAAAGACGGTGCAACTGTTGCAAAACATATAAACCTACCTGATAGAGTTGAAGCTTTAGGTGCTAATCTATTAAAGCAAGCAAGTGAAAACACAGCTTCTGTTGCTGGTGATGGAAGTACAACATCAACAGTGCTTGCAAAAGAAATCTATTTTAAATCTTCTCAAGCTTTACAAACAGGCATTGGTTCACCTTCAGAGTTTACTTCTATCTTACTTGATAAAGTAGAAGACTTGGTTGACTTTCTTGAGACAAAAGCTAAGAAAGTATCTTCAAATGATGAAATTAAACAAGTAGCTTGTATATCTGCTAATGGAGATGAATATATTGGTGACTTAATTTCAAATGCAATGTCTGAAGTTGGGTCAAGTGGATTAGTTACAGTTGAAAAATCAAAGACTACAACTACAGATTTAAATCTTGTTAGAGGTATTAAACTATCAAGAGGATATATTTCACCTTACTTTATTAATGATACTGAAAAGTCTAAGTCTAGTTTAGAAGATCCACTTGTATTAATCTTATCTTGCAAGTTAAAGTCTCTTACAGACATACTTCCAATTCTTGAAAAAGCTCATAATGCTAAAAAGCCTTTATTTATTATAGCTAATGATTACGATCAAGAAGCAATTCAGTCTTTAATTGCAAATGTATCAAAAGGTCTTTTAGAAATTTGTGCTATTAGATCACCTTTTTATGGAGAGAAAAGAAATATGATCTTAAATGATCTATCTAAAGCTCTAGGTACAAAGGTATTTAATGATATTGATGAAGAAGAAATGAATAACTTAGTTCTTTCAGACTTGGGCAAATGCAAGAAAATTGAAACTACGCATGATCTTACGTTATTTGTAGAATGCGAATCCTGCCAAGATTCAAAAGAAACTTCTGATTTAATTGAAAAGAAACTTGAAGATAAAAACATTAACAAAGAAGAAGAAGCATTTCTGAAGCAACGTCTTATTATTAATAAAGGTGTTGTTGCTGTTTTATCAATTGGAGCGAATACAGAATCAGAACTTCTTGAGCTTGTTGATAGGATTGATGATGCACTTCATGCAACAAAAGCTGCAATTGAAAGCGGATTTCTTCCCGGTGGAGGTATTGCATTAGCTAAAGCAGGATTAAAGTTGTTAGAAGATGCATCTGATCAAGAAACTTTGTTAGAGAAAACTGTTATTAAAGTCTTAGCAGATGCATGTATGTCACCTTTAAAAACTATATTAAAGAATGCAGATCAACCTGTTGATTATATCTTTGAAATGATTAAAGAAAATAATGTCTGGAATAGAGGTTTCAATGTAAGATCTGAAGAATATGTTGACATGATTGAAGCAGGAATTATTGATCCTTTAAAAGTAACAACAACAGCTATTCGTAATGCAACTAGTGTTGCTAATAGTTTGCTTTCTGTAGGCTGTATTGTTTTAAACAACCAACAATACTCTAACGATGTGCAATTAGTACAATTATCAGATGATATGTATTAATATACAACAGGAGTTTTGTTATGAAAAAAAAGATCATGATACCGTATGAAAAAGATTTAAATCAAACGCACGAAAGACCTTTTTTAAGTCTAGAAATTCTTGATGAGATGTATTATAATAATCTTGAAGAAGAGAAAAAGAAAAAAAAAGAACCTAAGCGTGTAATAATAATTGATTTGTAATTATAATAAATCAAAAAAAGGATAGTGTATGACATCACTTAACAATGCCTTTGTTAAGATCATTAAAGATAATCCTCTTTTATCCAAAGAACAGGAAATACTTTTATCCAAGAAAGCTAAAGAAGGTGATAAGATAGCAAGGAAAAAGCTTATAGAATCAAACTATAGACTTGTTATATCTATCGCTAAGAAATATCATAGGAAAAACTTTGATTTTGATGACCTGCTACAAGAAAGCAGTACAGGTTTAATAAAAGCTGTTGACAGATTTGATCCTGAACTTGGATTTAAATTTAGTACATACGCTTCATGGTGGATTAGACAAGCTGCATTACAGTATCTAAATGAAAATGAAACCAATATAAAAGTCCCAACACATTCTAGAATGTTAAACAATAAAATTCTAGAGTTTATAAAGTCTTACGAAGAAAAAGAAGGATGCCCACCTTCACTTGAAGTAATATCAAAAGAAACAGGTGAAAATGTAAAAAAGATTAAGTATACATTAAAATCAAATAAATCAATGGTTTATATTGATAACTCAAAAGGTAATGGCGAAAGCAATAAAATTGAGTTGAAAGATAAGATTGTTGATGATAGTATATTTTCTAATCCTGAGAAAAGTCTTGAAAATAAAGAGCTTATTCATATAATAAAAGAAAGTTTAAAGCTTCTTTCACCAAAAGAAGAAAAAATAATAAGGCTTAGATTTGGAATTGAAGAAGATGAAAATGATATTGTAAATTTTAAAATGACTGAAGAAATGTGGAGTAATCTTGATGACTAAAAAATATGTTACTACAAGCAAGTCTGAAGGTAAAAGTTATAATGATGTAGCTAAGATCATGACTGAAGATGGTGATAAAATGAATCATTCTTCAGTTAGAAATTATATAACAAGAGGATTTATGAAAATAGTTAAAAATATTTCTAGAGAATATGATCTAAACTATGATGATAATAAAATCAAAGAAATAGCACAATCAGAAGAATTGCAAAGTTCTATAGTTAGTATAATGAAAAGAGGAAAGAAATGAAAACATATATGAGTTATGATCTTTTTAGATCAAGAAGAAAGTTTAATCCACTAACGTTATTTTATTCTAATAGTAATATAACTTATAGTGAATTTGAACAGTTTTTTAATAATAAAAATGTTGCTTCACCTGGAGTTGACTATTATAATAGAGTAAAAGCTAAGTTTGAAGAAGATAAAAGATTAGAAGAACAAGCTAACAAAAAAGATGTTGTAATAGATGTAGAAGTTGTAGAAGAACCCAAAGCAGAAGTTGCTGAGGAAGTTATAGAAGTTAAAAAGGTTACTTCTAAAAGAGGAAGAAAACCTAAGAAAAAGAATGAAGATGACTAAATGGTTTGGTTTATTTCCAGTAGAACAAATAAACATTTATAAAAAAGCTAAAAGAAAAGTAGAAAAAATATTAAAGAGTAAAAAAAATAGTTTAAACGAAGAAGATAGTTATAATAATGATAGTTATAGCTTTACAGGTTTAAACAATGAAGAAAATAAAGAAACAGAAGAATAGTGAATACTCTTATTTACTTCTAAAAGAAGTAGAAGGTGCTGATGAAGATTTTAAGCAAATGATTGACGCAATAGCTTCAGGTGCTAAAGGTTTAGGAAATATTGCAGTTCAAGCTATTAAAACTTTTAATTACTCTATTGTAGCTGCATTAAAAATAGTAACTGGTCAAAGTTTATCTGGTCTTAATAAATCTTTTAATAGTGAATTAGACAGACTAAATAGAGAATTTAACAGCATAATGAGCAAACTTTCATCAGGGTCTAAAGATGCTAGTATTTTTTTTAGTCTTCTAAATCCAGGTGCAGCAATAAGTTTCTTGATAACAGATCAACAAGTTACAGGTGATAAAGGAAATAAACCTACTGACTTTTTACAAAACATAGTCCCACTTATTAAACCTGGAGTAGACTTAGCACAAAAAATATACGGGAAAATGTACTTTAAGC